GGTGGGTGTTGTGGACTATTTGTGCAGTAGGTTCTTTAATTAAAGCGGTAAGGGAGAGCTAAATGAGCGAGGAGTATAGAGTCAAAGTATCGATAAGTAATAACTTGTTGATACGAGCGATTGAAGATGCAGGATACAAAAACCAATCAGAATTTGCTAGGGATATCGGGGCTAGTGTATCTAATGTAAATATGTTGTGTGGGTTGCGTTTATCTCCAATGACTCAAAAAGGACACTTCACAGATTTAGCAAACCAAATCATGGAAGCTTTGGGCGCTTGTCCTACGGACTTGTGGACAGAGGAACAACTAACCATGAACCTAAAGAAAAGTAGTAGCTGGTCGGCAATGGGCAGAGAAGAACTTCATGTGCTGATGAATGGGGAGCAGAGGTCGTTGCTTGATACGGTTGCTGGACAAGAACTTAAAACAACTATGGATGAGTTTAGAAAGACCCTAACCTTTAGAGAACAACAAGTAATAGGTATGCGGTTTGACGATAGCAGAACTCAAGAAGAAATTGGTAAGGAAATGCATTTATCAAAAGAAAGGATTAGGCAAATTGAGGCTAGAGCCTTGAGAAAACTAAGATATGGTAGTCGTGGTGAACAACTAAGAGAATTTTATTCGGAGGAAGTGTAATGAGTGAACAAATGTCAGTATTAAAAGAAGCTAATGCAATTATCTACGGAGATAGGGAGAAAACTTATGGTCATCCAGCTAAAAATTTGCAGGCGATTGCGACTATGTGGGATGTATACATCAACAACACCAACAGCGACAAGATTACGGCAAAGGATGTGGCGGCGATGATGATGCTGGTAAAGGTTGCGCGCTTTGCTAATGACCCAACGCATAGAGACAACTTGGTAGATATTTGTGGCTATGCCGCTTTGATTGAGCGTTGTGATGAGCCTACCGAGTGATGGAGTCAAGAAGCGGTTGATGCGCATACTGGAAGGTAAGGTCACCTTTACATCTAAAGATGTTGCTAGATGGATGGAGATATCTGTGCCACAAGCGTGTAAGTATATAAACGAGTTACAAGTGGAGCATAAGATTGTGTTTAGTCACAAAGATGCGCACCAAATATTTTATAAGGTAATAAGAACATGAAGTTAAATAAACTGGTCAAAAGTCTATATGTAGCACGAAACGAATGGGGGTTAGAGCCATGCCATCTAGAGTTGTTGTATGAAGTTTTAATTGCTGAAATAGGCGAAACTACTATCATGTCTGTTTTAAATAATTACCCAACAACATCGCCAGCCACAACACACAAAAACTTAAAACTTTTATTGAAGAAGAAGTTATTAACATCTGTTAATAGCGCAGAAGATGGGCGCATTAAAACTTTAGAAAAAGGAATTAAGCTAAACGAACTAATGTCTGACTTGGAGAAAGCATGAACGACGGTGTAAAGATTATTCTTGAAAGAATGAAGACCCATCCCGAAGAATTTGAGATAGGTACTGAAAGCAATTTGTTCCACCATCCTAGTAAGTGGGCGCAGTTGATTGAGAAGTATTCAAGCTACCTAGACCCCGAAGACTACAAAGCGTATAAAGATGAAATAAACAAAGTGCGTCAGGAAGAATTTACTTCTAAGGTGATGGAGGAACTCCTTGCCCCAAAGGAGGAACAGTTGTCTCTAAATCTAGGGGGGAACGCTATGCATTCGGCTGGTCAGACCCTCGCTCGGTCTTCTAGTGGCGCTGGTAATGTTAATGCGGTTTGGACTGCACCTTCAACCCTTGCGTCAAATACTTTAACCATAGGAAACCAAACGCTTGACCAAGAAACCATAGAACACATAAAAGCGCACTTGGACTACATACAAAAACAAAAAGAACACAAAACTTTATTTGGAAAGTTGTTTAACTACCTATGATTGAAAACATAATCTCCCCAAAGCCCCTAGACAATGATGTAGCGGTTATGAAAATCGTGCAGTTGCTAGGGCAATTAAGCCATAACGATATTAAATATATCCAACAAATAGTATCCAATGTTATTAAGATGGTAGATAAATGAGCATAGTTACACTAGATTTTGAGACTTACTACGACCAACAGTTTAGTCTTACAAAATTAACCACAGAAGAATACATCCGTTCGGATTTGTTTGAAGTCATAGGTGTAGCAATTGCCGTTGATGATGCAGAACCGATATGGGTAACAGGAACTCGCTATGAGATCAAGCGTGTATTGCAGAGTATTGATTGGGGTAGAAGCCTATTACTTGCACATAACACTATGTTTGATGGGGCGATTCTTAATTGGGAATACGGCATCAAGCCAAAAGCTTACTTAGATACTTTATGTATGGCTAGGGCAATTCATGGTGTTGAGGCTGGTGGTTCGCTGGCTAAGTTGGTGGAACGATATGGCTTGGGCGCTAAAGGCACAGAGGTTCTTGATGCTAAAGGCAAATACCGTTCAGACTTTACCGAAGAAGACCTCGCCCAATATGGGGAATACTGCAAGAACGATGTGGTGCTAACCCGAAAACTGTTCCATATATTACACAAAAATTTCCCAACAAAGGAGTTAAAGGTTATAGACACAACCCTAAAGATGTTTATACAACCTACACTCAGGCTAGACTCAAGCGCTTTAGTTGAGCATTTGGAAAATGTCAAGAATATCAAGGCTAATCTACTTAATGAGTGCGGTGCAACAATTGATGACCTTATGTCTAACAACAAGTTTGCAGAACTTTTACTAGGTTTAGGTGTTGTCCCACCTGTAAAGATTAGCGCAAGAACAGGCAAAGAGGCATTTGCTTTTGCTAAAACCGATGAGGAATTCAAAGAACTGCTGGAGCATCCTGACCCTAAAGTCCAAGCCCTTGTATCTGCTAGGTTAGGTAACAAGACTACGCTGGAGGAAACACGCACACAGAGGTTTATAGGAATATCTGAAAGAGGTACGTTACCTGTACCGATTAAATACTATGCGGCTCATACAGGGCGGTGGGGTGGCTCAGATAAGATTAACTTACAAAACCTACCTAGTCGGGGAACTAATGGCGGTAAGTTAAAGAAGGCTATCCAAGCCCCCGAAGGCTATGTAATTATTGACTGCGACTCTTCTCAGATTGAGGCTAGGGTTGTAGCATGGTTGGCTGGTCAAGACGACTTATTAACTGCGTTTGAGAAGGGCGAAGATGTATACAAAATCATGGCATCTGCTATCTATGGCAAGGAAGAAAGCACTATATCCCAAGAAGAACGGTTTGTGGGCAAGACCACGATTCTCGGTTGCGGGTACGGCATGGGGGCTAAGAAATTCCAAGTCCAACTTAAAGCGTTTGGGGTATCTATTCAGGAAGAAGAAGCTAACCGTATCATTAGTGTGTATAGACAGACCTATCCAAAAATTCCGAAACTTTGGAAACAAACACAAAGATGTATAGAGGCAATGATTACTGGTCAAGCGGCTGACTTTGGGGTAGTATCTGCGGTTGAATTTGACCCCGAAGAAAAAGGCTTTTTATTACCTAGTGGGCTATGGCAAAAGTACGATGGTATCGAGAAGATTTACGATGCTGAAGGCAAAGAGCAATACCAGTATAAAACTAGGAAAGGTGCGGTTAAGTTATATGGTGGCAAGGTTGTAGAAAACCTATGTCAAGCTGTGGCTCGTTGTGTGATTGCAGAGCAGATGTTAAAGATATCTCAAAAATATCATGTGGTGTTAACAGTCCATGATGCGGTTGCTTGTATTGCACCTGAGGCTGAAGCAGAGAAAGCCCAAGCTTATGTGGAAAGTTGTATGCGTTGGAGACCTGACTGGGCTAGTGATTTACCTTTGAACTGTGAGTCAGGTGTTGGCAAAACTTATGGAGACTGCTAATGAGTTACATAGTGTATGACGAGGAGGGTCAGCCCATGCGAATTATTGGTAGGAAAGAAGAAGCGATGGCGCTATGTGCCTTGCGAAGTGGTTGGACATACAAGTATATGAAGGCTAAGAAAGCTGAGGAGTATAAATTTGAGGAGGCTTTATTTTGAACGAGAATGATTTGAGAGACTGCTTTGCGATGTTTGCGATGCTACGAATGGGGTTTGACATAAACAACGGCTATGACAAGGGGGCTACCCAATGCTACTTAGTGGCTGATGCTATGCTAGAAGCCCGAAAACCTAAGGAAGAAGGTATTGCTTCTGTTAAACGAACGAGGAAAACTAAATGAGAGATGGTGGAAAAGGCGATACCCCTCGCCCAATATTTAATCAAGAACAGTTTGATAAAAGCTGGGATGAAATCTTTGGAAAGAAACCTAAAAAAGATGATAGTAACCTAGACGTTACCATCGAAGCCGACAATGACGGTCAAACCATAACCGTAACTAAGACTTGGGAGATTTAAATGGCAATTCAAATGACTGTAAAAATGCTTAAAGAATTGCCCGATGGCTCGGCTATTGTAACTATTGACATGAATGAAGAGACTAAAGAATATCTAATTGGTGAAGGGTTTTTGGCTACGATTAAACGTGCCTTAGATACTTCTGAGTCTAAAGTACCTGATGGTATCGAACTTGCCCCTGCTAAAAAGAAAAGGAAATCAAAATGAAAGACTTATTATGTATATTTATAGGGGTGCTATTAGTGTTATGTTGCTTGCTCCTTGCCTTCCCACCTAAAGCATATTCGTGTGAAACAGAAACTTATATACTTGATGGTAGAATTTATACTTGCACCCGTTGTGGTGAAACCACTTACTGCAATTAGGGGCTAAAATGCGTGAACCAATTCCTTTTTTAGGGTATGTAGACTTAGATGATAAAGACGAAGAAAGACTTACGGTTACAGCCCTTGATGACTCTAGAGGAAGTGGGGAAAGTATTGGGGATAAGTCGGGAAGCAGTCTTACAAACAGAAAAACGTGCGTTGGGCAAGATACGCAGAATCCTGTATAAACGATATAAAAAGGAAGACTTCTTTGGCTAAGTACACATGGTCGTATTCGAGTTTGGATTTATTCAAACAATGCCCCCACAAGTATTACAGGATGCGTGTCAAGAAGGATATAGTTGACCCACCTACCGAGCATCTAAACTATGGGCTTGAAGTCCACAAAGCTGCGGAAGAATTTATTAGGGATAAAAAGCCCTTGCCCGAGAAGTATAGCTTTATGCGTGAGCCACTTGAGCTACTGAGTAAGATCAACGGTAAACATCTTTGTGAAGAGCGCTTGGGACTCACCCGGGCCCTGGAGCCTTGTGGGTTCTTTGACAAAGAAGTGTGGTGGAGGGGGGTAGCCGACCTCATTATCCTAAAGGAAGATAGTGCATATATAATAGACTACAAGACAGGAAAGTCTGCCAAATATGCAGATACAAAACAATTGGAAATCCTATCTTTAGCGGTCTTTAAGCACTACCCACAAGTCAAGAAGGTTAAAGCTGGTCTTTTATTTGTGGTTGCCAATGAGTTAGTAAAGGCTAACTTTGAGGAAGATAAATCAAGCATTTACTGGATGCGTTGGATTGAAGATACCAATAGGCTAGAGAAAGCTATTGAGTTAGATGTATGGAATCCTAAGCCAAACTTCAGTTGCAGTAATTGGTGCGCTGTTAAAGATTGTGTTCATAATGGTAAGAGTACTTATAGGTAAGTTAATATGGCTACGAAAAGAAACTACAAACAAGCGGCTCAGTATGAAGATACTCCTGAGCAAGTAAAGCATAGAGAAGAACGTAATAAGATTCGCCGTAAGTTGCTAAAAGAAGGCAAGGTGCATAAGGGCGATGGTAAGGATGTAGCACATAAAAAAGCTATGGATAAAGGCGGTTCTATTAAGGATGGATATAGCATACAAAGTGCCTCCGAAAACCGTTCATTTAAGCGTGACTCTAAAAAGAATTTGGTATCAGAAACTAGCAAACGTGAACGTAAGAAGTGATATAATTACTCATGCGTGTGGGGGCAAGTGCGCATAATGAACTACCCCAGTTAGAGCTTTTCTATTTGTAATACCTCACGTTAACATTTAGAGGGTGAACTAACCGAGTGACTCCCGTAAGGAGTCAAATAAAAAATCAAAAGACCGCTTTTGGTCGCTATCCTATTGGGGTGTTGAGTGCAGATTATTGACAACAAGGCATTATTGTTAAAGGTTAAAGACCCGCAACGAATAACAAACCTTATACCGAAGTCAAAGATTCTAGATTCGGGCGAAGTGCTAGTCAAGTGGGGGCTGGATGAAGCCCAAGTGCTACGCAACTTGCGTATAAACAATGTGCCATCACCCATAGAGGGACAGTATGAATGGACTGGAGCATACAAACCATTCAATCATCAAAAGACAACCGCATCATTCCTAACTATGAACCGCAGAGCCTTTTGTTTTAACGAGCAAGGCACAGGCAAAACTTCAGCAGTTATTTGGGCTGCGGACTATTTAATAAACATTGGTGCTATCAAGAGGGTATTAGTTATCTGCCCACTATCTATTATGCAGTCAGCATGGGAAGGCGATTTGTTTAGGTTTGCAATGCATCGTACTTGCGCTATTGCCCATAGCTACTCAAAAGATAAAAGGGTTCAAGCCATACAGAGTAATGCAGAGTTTGTCATCATCAACTACGACGGGCTAGAGATTATCAAGGATGAGATTGAAGCCGCCGCTTTTGATTTGATTGTAATTGACGAGGCAAATGCTTACAAGAATGTAGCTACAAAAAGATGGAAGACCCTAAAGCAGTTAGTCAAACCAACTACATGGATTTGGATGCTAACAGGAACACCAGCCGCACAATCCCCGACAGATGCATATGGGCTAGCAAAGATAATCAACCCTGATGGAGTACCTAAGTTTTATGGTGCGTTCAGAGACCTTGTAATGAATAAGATTACACAGTTCAAATGGGTTCCAAAACCTACATCAGAAAAGATTATTCATGAAGCACTTCAACCAGCAATACGTTTTACCAAAGACGAATGTCTAGACTTACCAGACATGACGTACACATTCCGAGAGACACCCCTATCTCCACAACAGTTAAAGTTCTACGAAGAAATTAAAAAGCATATGCTAACTGTAGCGGCTGGCGAAAGTATTACAACAGTAAATGCCGCCGCCAATCTCAATAAACTATTACAGCTTTCATGCGGTGCAGTTTATTCGGATACTGGAGAAGTTGTAGCGTTTGATGCCAAAGGTAGGATGTCTGCACTACTAGAAGTTATTGAAGAAGCAAGCCATAAAGTAATTGTCTTTGCCCCGTTTAGACACGCAATCGAAATCATTGCAGAAGAATTAAAAGCTAAGGGTATACCCGCAGAAAATATTCATGGTGGTATTTCTGCATCACGGCGTACAGAAATATTTAATAAATTTCAAAATGAAGATAACCCGCAAGTCCTTGTAATACAACCCCAAGCGGCGGCTCATGGTGTAACACTTCATGCCGCAAACGTAGTTGTCTGGTGGGGTCCGATTACATCCATAGAGACATATCTACAAGCTAATGCACGGGTACACCGTGCTGGTCAACGCAACCCATGTACTGTTGTGCATCTGCAAGGGTCTCCAGTTGAAAAAAGAATCTATAAGATGTTGTCAGAGAAAGTCGACATACATACTAGGTTAATTGACCTTTATAAAAATATTATTGAAGGTACTTGACAAAGTATAGTATAGTCACTATATTACTTATATAAATAGAAAGGAGTGTGAAATGAGTGAAGAACTAAACGCAGAGAAGCTAGTAAAGATTTACGTCAAGATTCGAGATAAGCGTAGAGAACTTGCTAAAGAAGATAAAGAGTTAGAAGCACAGCTAGATATTATTTCTTCTGAACTTGTACAACTATGCAAAGATCAAGGGTCTAGTTTGATTAGAACAAAGTATGGAACTATTTCTAAGCGAATCAAGAAGAGTTACCACACAAGCGATTGGCATGAGTTATTCCAATTTGTTAAAGAACACGATGCGTTTTCGTTACTACAACAACGGTTACACAACGTGAACATGGAGCAGTTTTTGGAGGAGAACCCCGATTTGCATCCGCCGGGGCTATATGCGGATACGACAATGAGTGTAGTTATTACAAAAGGTAAGGAG